TGAACGAATTCTGCGTACGCCATCGCCGGGCCCAACTAGATGGTCTATATAGTTTCCACAACGCTTTCATTGGCGAAATGGGTTCAATACGGACTTCTCTAGCCTGGACTTGGATAGCACCAATATCTTCTTCAAGATTTTGAATAGATACAAGTACTTCCTCCAGCAGCTCTTTAGAGGAATTAATCGAGATTAGTTCCACGTCAGCAATCAACTTACGGTAACGCTCACCTACATCTAGGTAGTGATCCCTATAGCAGTACTCCATCAATGTCCGGATCCAACGAACCTCATCGGCTCGTAAAGGACCAGGAATCTCAAAAGTAGGAATAAAGCCCTCTTGAGGGGCAATAGTTCCGTAATGCGCTCGTGTTCTATCAACAGTGATTATATCTAAGACCATTTTCATTTTTGGTCTGAGATCTTCGAGACGTTGAAGCATGGAGTCTCGAATTCCTTGCAACAACGAATCTAATTCTCCATCCGCTATTGGGTTAATAACATCCAATTTTGAACGGGAAAAGAAATCACTGAAAGATGTGAACGCGACTCCACCGGGACCTGTCCATGCTAATAGACAAGTCTGAAGACGACGTGGTAATTGCGCAAAACCTTGATTACATCGCGAAACAGCAATATACCCATATCCAAGGATTATTAAACCTTGGGCAAGGGTAAGTGACTGTTTACGACAAAGCTCCATCCATGCTGGAAGAGCAAGTCGTGCAGCGACTACTTCAAGAATAGGTACCGGGCTCCAGTTTCCTGAAGCTCCGAATACCCGTTTTGCAAACTCGAAGATTATAGTACCTGACTCAGCAATGAGAGATTTAGCTGGATTTACTCCAACATTAATCTCTTTCATGATGGAAAGATACGCTAATGCAACTTGTTTGTCTGCAATGACAATATCGTCACCGAGAATTCCATAAGCCTTAAACCAACCTGTTGGCTTCACGACGCCAGCTCTTTGAGCAGCGAACTGAACAATGGCATGGTGGCAGAGGGCTAGTATTGCCCATGAAGTCTTGGCCCCTATTGGTTGCCCAACTGCATAAATCACACTGGACCCTTTGTCCAAGTTAAGCTCGTCTGTTATCCTTGAAGGGAGAACATACGATCGAGCCACTAAGAGACTTATCCACATGTTTGCACCATGACTTCCAATTAAGGAAGAAATAATGCAAGCCTGTAAGGTAATTGGGAGACGATCAGTTGCGGCCGAGAGATCGTAAGAGTAGATTTCTCTACCCTTAAGTCCAAGATTTTGGATAAAATCTAACGGTTTTAACTGATTGAAT